CGCTTTCGCGTGCTTTTACCGATCTGGTTATCGGCTTTCTTATTAGCTGTACGACCATGTACTTACTAATATGAAAGGATTATACCATGACGCCTTACTCAGTCCAATACATCAATACTCCCATAAGGAATAAAGGTCGTGTTGGATTTAAGCAGCTTCCTCCTTACATTTTGGTTTCCCCGATGAAAGTCTGGGATTACCCTTGTGTAAATGGAAACCCTGCGATGTCTTGGGGCATATCGACTCCTTTTAATCGATATCCATCAAGTACGTCGTTTGAGGCGTCAGTAGCGAACAAGGCTTATGCCCGGTTCACAGCGGAATTTGGTGATTCGTCGCAATTTGGAGCGACGCTGTCCGCCGAACTTAAGAAAACTCTTGGTTCGGTAACAGGCACCGTCATCAGACTCGCGTCGGCCGCAAGGTCGATAAAAAGGCTGAGATTCGGAGATGCTGCCAAAACGTTAGGTTTACCCTATCGCGAACGCACTATCAGACGAACTTTTCCTTCAGGCCGTAACCGCAAAAAGCGGAAAACCCGCCGTATACGTGTCTTTAGACTACCGGACGGTCGCGAGGTCCAAAAGACCTTAGCGAACGGCTGGCTGTTCTATAGCTATGGGGTTAAACCCTTAGCTGGTGACATATATAACGGCATGGACGTCTTACAACGTCCTATACCAGGTAAGCATATCCGCGTGTCGGCGAGAGATAAATTTACGACCACTGAAAGGTCGTACTTCTCTTTCTCCGGCGGCGGCTATTCCCAAGTGGTATATTCTGGCCAGGTGAAGATCATTTTAGGTGCTTTAATTGAGGTTACTAATCCCAATTTATGGCTCCTAAATCAAATGGGTCTGATCAACCCCGTGCAATGGGCTAACGAAGCGATTCCGTTCAGTTTCGTCATTGACTGGTTTAGTAACCTTTCACAGGTTATTATGCACGTCACTGACTTTGCTGGACTGACCGTTTCGCGTCCTTACACGTGTATCAAGAGAACCCAGTCTCAGGCCAATGCCTTGGTTTATTATAACATTAATAAATCTGGCTATTTTAGTGAAGTAAACAGTTCCGCTTTCGAGCGTGCTGCTAGCCTCCCTACTCCTGAGTTGGTCTTTAGATACGAGCGTTTCCAGGTGGCCCGCGGTTTAAATGCCATCTCTCTCCTTGTCGGCCTTTTACCTAATAGTCGACGATAACAACACAATAAAGTGAGTTAATATGCCAACATTGGCCAACATTACCGTCAAAAAGAATGACGGAACAACGGACGTGATTTACACTGCCGTCGCGGGGGCTGCGGGGGATAATACCCCTGCAGTTTTCCGTAATAACACTGTCGGTACCACGTTTGCGGAACGTCCTACCTTGCTCGTCACGAGCAAGAGTAACGGTCCGAAAACTGGTCGACGTGTTAGTATGGATTTCTCGTGGCCCATCACCTCACAGGACGCTGGTGGAAACAAAATTGTTACTGGTCGTATGACCGGTACCTGTTCTGTTCTTATTCCTCAGAACCAAGACGTCGCAGTCATCAATGAGCAAGCTTCCCAGTTTTCGAACCTTCTCGGTTCGGTGCTGGTGAAAGACTCGCTCAAAGAAGGCTTCGCCCCTCGGTAACTAAAGGAATCACTCATGTCCATTTCCACTGATTTCCATACGGAAACAGAGGTGTTCCTAGCTCTGTGCTGGAATATCGGAACGCCTGTCGCATACAAGGCCATTAAAATGGTCGAGAATGACGACGTGCGAGGTCTCGTATCTATAAAGGTACGATCGGCAGATTACGTCTGTGCCAAAACCTTCTATCAGGACTCTCAGATAGCCGCTTTCTTTAAGAAGTTCCCGGGTTTTAACCTTGGATACGATCTTAAAGCGGTTGCTGTTGAGACCTTTTGGAAGTGTGAGGCCCTGTGCTACCATACCAATGAACGTCTTTCTCCCCTCCTATTTGACTTCGGTCACTATGGAGAGCTCCATGCGCGAGTTATTCGCACGTGGAGGAAAAAGATTAAGAACGTTCTAGGTAGGGCCCCTTTAGCCATCCATCTGGATGGAAAATTCGGCCCTGGTTCCACTTTCCGCAATCTTCGCGACGATATCACTTTGCCACATAAGCTCAGTGAGAACTACACTTCCACCTTACAAGCAAAGTCTTTCCTACAATCGTGGGATAATACTGCTTGGTCGCGTTATGCGGCCTGCAGCTTAGACACTGTCGGTGACATTCCTGTCGCCGAGTGTCAAAGCTTTGCTCTATACCCAGGCGAGGAGCACTTTGCAGTTCGTGACTTTGAGTTCGTCCGAGGGAATCGTTTTACTACGGTTCCCAAGGATGCATCCAAAGATCGCGGTATCTGCATAGAGCCTTCGCTTAATGTCTTCTATCAATTGGCTGTTGGTCGTGAGATCACTAGCCGCATGAAGAGACATTTGGGTTGGGATAAGAGGTCGTGTCAAGACTACCACAAGAGTCTTGCGAGAATTGGCTCCCTTACGGGTGCCATTTCTACGATCGACTTGTCCAACGCAAGTGATACCGTATGTAGTAATCTTGTAAAATTACTACTCCCCAGAGACTGGTTTTGTCTGGTTGACAAACTCAGGTCCTCTCACACATACCTGGATGGTAAGTGGGTTAAGCTAGAGAAATTTAGCTCAATGGGAAACGGTTTCACATTCGAACTTGAGACACTCTTATTCTGGACGCTTTCGCTAGCCGTTCAGGATATTGTGGGTTTTAATGAAGACGCTTATACGCCTGGTCTTACGACCAGTGTGTTCGGCGACGACATTATCTGCCCAACTAGTGTAGCTAGTTCGTTGATTGCGGCTCTGAGATTCTTTGGCTTTAACCCCAATGAATCTAAGACCTTCATCAAAGGTCCTTTCAGAGAGAGTTGTGGTGGTGATTACTTCGCAGGACATGACGTCCGTCCTCATTTTCATAAGGATATTTGCGATGCACCCCACAGACTCATTGCCCTCGCGAATGGTATCCGTCGCTTTGGTCGTCGTTCTGGCGACCTTGGCGATAGTTTTACTTATCGCGTTGCGTGGTTTAGATGTCTTGATTCCATACCTCGGCAGATCAGAATCTGCCGCGGTCCAGAATCTCTCGGAGATCTCGTCATCCATGACGAAGATAGCCGATGGACGTCTATCAATCCACTGCATACCCGCAACTCAATCCGCTACCTCAGAGTCTGGCGACCTGTCTCCAACCAAGTCATTGATTGGAAACATTTTCGACCAGCAGTTGTTTTAGCGGTTGCGTTATACGGGGGCTCATCCGGAGCCCCGAACACTTATACCCAATCGCCTAACCCAGAGGAAACTCTGAGGCGATCTGGCGTAGTCCCCCGTGTAAACGGGAGCTATGTCAGAGGGTATAGGTTCGGAAGAGTAGCATATTCCTAACGGAATATGACTCCCGGTTAGCTACCGGTGGAGGGGCCTCTTGGCTCCATTTAAAGCGGA